GATTATGAGGAGCTCACAGGAGTTTATCGATCCGGAAACACATAAAAAAGACAGATCGAATAGAACAATCACAGTCAAAGGCATGACCAAAGCCGTAAACTATGGAAGATTAAAAAAAGGAAGTTTTGGAAATCCAAGCATAACCAAAGAGGTTACGTATTACAAAGATGAAATTGCCGGAGAAGTAGTCACAGAGATTGACAAATTCAATGGCAAGGCAGTCATCGGCGGCGTTGATATGACAAAAGATATTTTAGACTATATCTAAAAAAGTGCCGGGGATTTCCCGGCACCAATAAGAAGGAGCAGAATGCACATGGAAGATTTAAAAAAAATGAACGAAAATGCAGAACTTGAAGCAGCGGCAGATAATGCAGTAAAAAATGAGAAAGGCAGTATTGAGAAAATCAACAGAGAACTTTCTTACGAAGTTGAATTAACCAGAGAGTACGACTTCGATGGAGAGAGAATCAGAAAAGTTGACCTGTCTGGGTTAAAAGAATTAACGACAGTAGACGGAACAGAGATCGATCAGGTTATGGAAAGAATGAACCATGAGCCAAGAAATAAATTTAGAGACCTGACATATACGAAACATATCGCAATGCGAGTGACAGGACTTCCGGTAGAATTTTTTAATAACTTAATCTGGAAGGACATGGAAAGAATTAAAAATAGGATCACACTCTATTTTTTGTTCTAGGAGCCAGCGATGATTTAATAAAAAATCTGAAGAAACTGGCAATCAGGATTTCAATGAAGATCAATACACCATATAACTATCTGATCGGAATATCAATATCGGATTTGCTTGATATGGCACAGGAAATCGCAGAAATTAATCAGGAAGATGAAGAAATGCGGAAAGCACGCATGGAAAATAACTAGGAGGTGCACAGATGGCTTCAAAAACTACATATGAATTGCAGGTAAAACTTGGAGCCAAAGCATCTCCAAGCTGGAAAACAACATTAAAAAACGCACAAAAGGACCTCGAAAGTTTCGAGAGTTTTAATAATAAATTAGCCACAGGAATTGCAGCAGGCGCAGTCGCAGCAGGCACAGCAGCAGCCTACGCGGTCAACAGTGCAACGGAAGTTTACAAAGACTTCGAACAGGAGATGATGACTGTAAAATCAATCTCCGGCGCAAATACTACACAGTTTCTGGAAATGAAGGATGCAGCCCTGGACGCTGGAAGGAATACAATTTTCACAGCGACAGAATCTGCATCTGCATTAGAGTACATGTCACTCGCAGGATGGGACACACAACAGTCAATAACAGGGTTAACACCGATTTTGCGTCTGGCAGCAGCAACACAAAAGGAATTACAGACAACAAGTGACTTGGTGACAGATTCCATGAACGCATTAGGAATTGGAATAGATGGACTGGATACATATCTGGATAAACTCGTAATGGGAAACAACAAGGCGAATTCTACGTCAGAAGAGTTTATGCAGTCACTTGTAAAATCCGGTGGAGCAGCAAGGGTATTAGGTGCAAGCTTAAACGACACGATCACAGCGACAGGAATCCTCGCTGATAATGGAAAAAAAGCAGAGGAATCAGGAACCGCACTTAATGCAATTTTTGTAAGGCTTGCCGGAAACGCAGAGGCAATCAAAGAATTAAAAAATCTGAAAGTAAGCATCTGGAACGATGACGGGACATATGCAGGATTTGAAAACACACTGATACGTATCAATGACGCACTTTCCGGGCTTACAGATGAAAATAAGGCGGCGGCTTTAAAAAAGATTGCAGGAACGCACCATTATTCAGACCTTGCATATTTACTGGAGTCGGTCAAAACAGACACGGCGACAGGAATATCAGCATGGGATAACCTGGAGGGATATATTGAAAACAGTTCCGGCGCACTTGGCCGGATGTATGAAACCTCAGCAGACACACTAAAAACAGCAGAAAAAATTTTGAATTCAGCAACGGAAGACATGCAGATTCGCGTTGCAGATGTGTTCTCAGATGATGCAAAAGATTTTGTGCTTTGGATTGCAAACGAGATACCGAAAGCTACAGATGCAATCGTGGAATTCGCAGAGGCACATAGAGGAGAATTTGCAGAGGCACTCGAAACAGCCGGAGAGGCGATTGAAACCGCATGGAAGTACGGAGAAACAGCTGGAGAGTGGCTGATTGATAATCGAAAGGCAGTTATCGGTGGATTGGAAGGAATTGCAGCAGGATTTGTAGCAGTGAAAGCAGCAACAACAGGAATGAAAATAGCACAGTTTTTCACAAATCCACTCAACACTTCACTCGGCGCAATCGAATTAGGAGTAGTTGCGTTATCAGCACTGTCAGGTGCAGCAGAGGATGCACAAAACAAGATGATAGAAGCGGATCTGGCAGATCATTTCGGAAGCATCGCGTTATCTGCAAAAGAACTTGAACAGGCAGCAGAACATATCACCGGCATAGACATGATGGGCGGAGTGCTTAGTTCTTTAGAAGAGTACGATAAATTGGACACTTTTGAAGAAAATATGAATGAGGCATTAGAAAATATCAAAAAAGCTGACTGGAAAGTATCTATCGGAATGGAGCTCACAGAAGACGAGCTGAGCTCTTACAAAACAGAGATTGATAATTATGTAAAAAATGCGCAGGAATATGTGCAGCAGACAGGATATGCAGTAGCCCTCACATTGGGAATTGATGATGAAAATTCTGATATAAGTGCAATTGAAAGCAAAGTGAATGCATTTTACCAGAACAGCTACACGGAAATGGAGGCACTTGGAAAGGAACTAAGCAAGGCAGTAAACGACGCTTTCAGCGACGGAGTACTAGATCCGGAGGAAATCGCAAACATTTCAGAGATTCAGCAGAAAATGGCAGATCTGAAAGCACAATTAGCTACAGGAGAATTTGAAGCGCAATTAAGCTTACTTGGAACAAAGTATGGAGGAGAACTTACACCAGAGTCCATGGAAGAACTGATTGGAGAAATAAACAATCAGGAAGACACAGCACGTAAAGCATATGAAGAACAATATGTAAAGAAGATTGGCGCACTTGAAACCGCCAGAACAAATGGAGAAATCACAGACAATGAGTATAATCAGGCGGCAGGTGAGTATAAGAACGAATATCTGAATAATGTAAATGCGCTGGAAACACGCAGCGGCGAATTTGTATACAACACAATATATGAACAGTATGGCGGAGATTTAGAAGGATATGGAAACAAAATAGCAGAAAAAGATTCAGAAAAAGTGAAAGCATATATGAATATGACGCCAGAACAACTTGCTACATATGATTATGATCCACTAAATGATTATTATTTTGATACAGGACAAAGCCTGAAAGGCGATGAAGATTTTAAAACCACAATGGGTGCAATTAAAAAATTGCTTGACGTTGCAGAACCACTTTTTGAAAAAGCAAAGGATGCAAAGAGTAAGACAGAAGCGGAAGGCGGAGATGTATCAGAAGACCTTGAAAATCTCGTAAAACAGACAACATGGATACAGAATCTTGCGAACGGAGACATGGATGCAATCTACGGATTGATTGGAGCCGGAGAAGGAAGGACGAGCGTATATCAGAGCATGAAACAAGCAGCAACAAGTGGTCGGTCGATTCCAACAGCAGCACTTGATGCAGCAACAGAAGCAGATACACAGCACATGAAGGATATACAGGATTCTATCTCGACAGAAACACAGGCGCTATACGATTTCTCACAGAATGAGATTAAAGCAAAATTCTCAAAAGGATTTGTAATTGATGCAGATGCAGATATCACAATAAATCCTATGATTAATATGGAAGAAAAATCTAAAAAGAAAAATAATGCAAGCTATTATCTTGGAGATGTATACAGCAATGCAGAGGGAGGAATATACAACACGCCAATATTAACAACTTTCGCAGAGAAAGGAGCCGAAGCAGCAATTCCGCTGGATGGTTCACAGCGCGCAAAATCCTTGTGGATGCAGGCAGGTTCGATACTCGGAACATTGCCACAAGGAAATAGAGATGGAATGCTATTAGAACAAACGGCTGGAAGCAGAGCACAGACAGGGAATATGCAAATAACATTCAGCCCAACAATCACTATTCAGGGAAATGCAACACGAGATGAAGTACAACAGGGATTAACAATAGGAATGAACGATTTGAAAAGAATGATCAAAGAAATATCAGCAGAACAGGCAAGGACAACATTTTTATCGTAAGGAGATATAACATGGGAGGATATTACTATACAACCGAACAGGGGGATATGTGGGATTTCATAGCATGGAAGGTGTATAAAAACGAGAAGATGATAGAAACTCTCATGAAAGCGGAAGAAAATCGAAAACTGCTTGATATTTATATCTTTTCAGCAGGGACAAA